TTAACGATGGTTTTATCTGCGATCCAAAAGTTATTGATCAAGTCGTTGTCTTAAAAGGGCGTAAATACAAAATGCCACAGATCCATGGCTTTTATGATTGGGTCGACGGTAAGTTGAAGCTCGATCGTAATAAACCGGTCGGTGTTCATAACGCGATCTTCTTTGGAGAGGCGGATGACTGATAAAGACCCATTCATGGACGATCTCGCCGAGGTCGTCAGTCGCTTGACTTATATCGAGATTGACCAGTTCGTCGATGCGATGTTTGCGAGAAGCGAAACCTTGCCCTACACTTTCAACAGGGCGGTCCATTGTAACTTGAAAAAACGAGAGGAGTCCTTGAAAGATGAAATGCTCAATATGTCACGGTGAAATTGATGAACACAAACTTCCTAACGGTGAGGTCTATTGGACACAAGGTCATAATGCGTGGCCGATCAACGATGGCCGCTGTTGTACGGACTGTAACCAAACTCGTGTCCTGCGTGCACGGATCGTCGAAATGGGTAAACAAGTTCAGGAGATCGAAAATGGAACAGCAAAGTAAGCCGTTGATGCGATCGTTAATGTATCTTCATATGAACCATACGACGAATGGTAGTCGCGCACCTTTCGTTCCTGAAAAAGCCACGCGTCACAGTTCTTGGCTCATTGTTCTTTTGGTGCTAGTTGTTGTCTATCTATTAGTAGCCCTCATCATCACCAATGGCTTCTAAGCTCCCTACTTTTGGTGAACCCGGAACTATTCAGGGGGCATTGGATGCTGACCAATGCCCCCGTTGTTTGGTTGCATTCCGTGAGCCAAAGAAAAATGGTGTGGTTCACTGTCTCGCTTGTAACTTGACAATCACTGATAATTTTGCGCGTAAAAGGCAACGCTTTGACGTTTTATTCCCGCGTATTGCATACTATAGTAATAAAGTAAGAAGTAAGCTATGCAATCAAAGGAGAAAGTGACATGGCACATTTAGTTGAAACAATGGCGTATGCAGGGGCAGTTCCTTGGCATGGTCTCGGTGTTCCGGTTGAAGCTGACCTGACACCTAAAGAGATGATGCAAGCCGCTGATCTCGATTGGACCGTATCTAAGCGTCCTGCTTATACGCTCACCGAGAGCGAGTGGCATGAGGGTGTTGGCGTTATGCCTGTCGATGGACACCACTTTATTACGCGCGATAACGATAGCAGTATCCTTTCGCATTGTGGCGATGATTACGTCCCTATCCAAAACGAAGAGATCTTCGACTTCTTTAAGAAGTTCACGGAAGCCGGTCACATGACTATGGAGACCGCTGGTTCGTTGAAAAGCGGTTCTGAGATTTGGGGTCTTGCTAAGATTTCTTCCGATTTCCAGTTGCCGGGTGGTGACGAGGTCAAGGGTTACCTCTTGATTAACCAGCCGCATCTTTGTGGTAAGGCGATGACGATCAAGTTCACACCGATCCGTGTTGTGTGTAACAATACATTGACCGTCGCCCTACGCGATGGCGGTGCAGCGTTTCGTATGCCGCATATCCGCGCTTTCGATGATGATGTCCGTCAAGCTGCAGAAGAGGCTCTTGGTCTTTCTAAGGCGCGGCGCGAGGAGTTCAAGGAGCAGGCAGAGTTCCTTGCTTCGAAGCAGTTCACTGGTGAGTCGGTCGCTAACTTCGTTGCCGAGTTGTACCAGAAAGATCTGTTCGTCGAAAAGGCCAAAGACCCCGAGCTGATCATGCGTGAGAAGTTTACGCGTACAGCCGATATGGTCATGACAGCGATCGACCAGTCGCCCGGTGCCACACTCAAAGCAGCCAAGGGTACTTGGTGGGGCGCACTAAATGGTGTGACCTTTGTCGAGGACCACCAGCGTCGTGGTCAAGAGACAGGTAACGCCATGCATTCAGCTTGGTTTGGTGCCGGTGCCGCCCGTAAGGGCAAAGCTCTCGAGAAAGCTATCGAGTATGCAGAGGCCGTATAATGTACGCGCTCTTTGCTGAAAATACTAACACCCATGAGCGTAAGTTCATGGGTGGTATTTGGCTCTCGCTTGACGAAGCTGGACGGTATATCAAACAGCTCGTTGACCTTTATGTTTGGCCTGATAATTCTATCCCTGTTGCCGTCGATCTAAAAGATGACATGAACACCTATGCGTTCTTTATTGACTTTAACGAGTGGGAACATTGTGGCCGCATGATTCACGAAACTAACTAATCTTTGCTTGGGGGCTTCGGCCCCCATTGCTCTCCCCGTAGGTTTGAGTGAGTGACTCCTTAAAACCTCCATCATAATCTCATAATGTCATAATTTCTTTGTAAGTGTCTCTTTTACCTTGGTTCTTGGTTATGATAACAGTGTTTATGGTTATGATAACAGTCTCGAACGATAAGCCGTCGCGGAACAATCTTTCTAATTATATTCTAAAACTCACTGGAAATTGACATTGCGGACGGTAAGATTTGTTGCTATCCTTACTTTGTTAAGTAGTTGGAGGCAACGTCTTGGCTAATGAAGTGACTACCTTGGAATCCCTTGAGTACACGCCCGTAGCTCCGTCAGAGTGCGGCAACTATTGGGTTGCACCCGATGGTAAGAAACATCGTCCGCTCTCTCCGCGTCATAAAAAGTTTTGTACGCTTTATGTTCAAGGACTGTCTGGTGCGGAGGCCGCTCGACGGTCAGGGTTCACAAAACACAAATTTGGCGCAAAAGCTCAAGGTTCTGCCTTGCTTCGCAGGAATCCTCTCATCCGTAATCATATCATAGATTTGATGCGTAAAGAGGCTGAACGTCAAAATGTTTCGATGCAGTCACATCTTACTGAACTTTCCCGTTTGCGGGATGAAGCCGTGGATTCCGGCCAAATATCTTCAGCAATCAGTGCCGAGATCTCAAGGGGCAAGGCGGCGGGTCTGTATATCGAGAAGAAGGAAGTAACCGTCAACAAAGTCGAATCGATGTCGGACGAAGAACTAAGATCAAAGTTACAGGAATTGCTTGACGGTGACAACATGCAAGTGGTGAACGATGTATCGTACCGAGAAGAAATTATACCAAGCACTGAAAACCAACTTACCCAAGGTCCATTGGCAGAGGATCGAGACGGGAGCGCTGCAGCAAGGAGTACCTGACGTCAATGGTTGTTGGGGTGGGTGTGAGTTTTGGATTGAACTCAAGTGTACTACAACTGACAATGTCTCACTGACTCCTTTTCAATGTTCTTGGCACATGCGTCGTGCAACAACCGGAGGTCGTTCATGGATCATGGTGGCTCATTCAAAACACAATGCTTTGACGCTGCATCGTGGAGTTGATGCCCTTCAATTGATTGAGGGTGGGGTTTCATCATCAGTGGCCCATCGTCTGCATGCCCCAGTTGATTGGCCCATGGTTTTGCGGCTGCTTTGTATGACTGATTCACTGAGCGCGTAGGCTGTCTGACCGACTGACTGATTGACTGCAGTCCTTTCTTTTCCTGATAAGTTTGATCTATTTTGAGCTTTTATTCGCGCTCTTACTATACTATAGTAATTGCAAGGTTAAGGCGAGGTGCCTGACCACAACAGTCATAAAAGGAGAAAGCTATGACTGCAGCAGCTAAGAAGAAGGCCACTTCCACAAAGGCCAAGAAGACCACCACCAAGAAGTCTGATCCGATTTCTCTGCTTGCCCCCAGCATGGGTGTACGCGGTGCCGCGAAGGCAGCATTAAAGGTTGTCGATCCTGCCGGTAACTCTGGCATTCCTGCCCCTGCTCCGAAAGGGTTCAACGGTCGTAAGGTCAAGCTTCTTACCAAGGTGATTGAAAACCGTCGCCTTCCTAATCAGGCTGGCGTCATTCTCGATACGCTCGAGGCGCTAGGTGGCGAGGCTTCGCAAGAGCAGCTTGTTGATGCGATGCTAGAGCAAGGTCTTTCGACCGTGCAGACACCGAAGCGCATTTATACCTTCTATCGCAAGATGCTGATGGAAGATGGGTTTATCACCTACGCTTGATATTGATTGGGCGGTCGGTTCGCTGACCGCCCTTTCATTGTCCTTGGCCCCTGAGTGACTGACTGACGGTGCCTTCATCATCCCCCTCTTCATCATCTTTGAGTTGCCTCGCGCTGACTGAACATCAGTCATTGAGTCTTGAATGACTGACTGAGTTCTTTGTTTGTTTGACTGATTGACGCTGTTTGTGGCGTTAACCTGATTTGGGTTAACATGCGAGCTGCTCGCATGTTTTAAAAAAGTTCATACAATAGTAAATAAAAGCTTTACTATCTTATGAGCATGTGCAAGAATGAATTTGTTGGAAGGACGCAGTTGTCCTTCCCAGAAGCGAAAGGAAATCGCTATGACTAAGAAGCTCTCTAAGCCGTCCTCGAACGGTGCCACTGTTACTCCGACTGCCGATCCAAAGTCGATCGCACGTTGTGGTATCCCTGCCCCGTCGCCGAAAGGAAGCAATAACGTAAAGTTGCGGCTGGCGGAAAATGCGGGCGAGCTGCTTGCGGTTAAGCCGATGCCCGCGCAAGCACAGGCGATCTTGTTCGAGCTGCAGAAGCTTGGTGGTTCCGCCACCCAGCGCCAGCTGCTGGACGCGATGGCCGCAGATGACAGCTCGCTGTCGACTGTCCAGTCGCCCGAGCGGATCCTGACTTTTTACCGCAAGCGTTTGATCGAAGCAGATATGTTGATCGTTGGCTAATGTAACCGGCGGGGCTTCGGCCCCGCCACCTACTCGGAAGGAATGAGAAAATGAAACCAGTATTTATCGCACACGCTCGCACCATCGCAAAAAGAAAAGCTCAGGCATTCGGTGTCGTGCTTCCCTGCTTTCTTGGTCTGGGTGCTGCAGGCTTCCATCTTTTGTTCGGTGGCGCTGATCTGTTCGACAACATCGTCGGCATCATGCTGCTGGCGCTTGCCGTCGTTGGCACGCCATGGTCTCTGATCGGCCTGATCTGGTCCGTCGGTGACATGTCCGCCTGACACTGCTTTGAGTCCCAGCTGGACGCTGATCTGGCTGGGGCTTGCCGCGACCCCCATCCCCTAAAATCGCGCCGCACACACAAGAAAGTCTTTAGGCTGAGGTCGCTCGAATAATGCAGCATGAATTTTTGGATAAGGAACCTTCTACCCCTACCTCATAAAATAGTATGAAGGTCCAAGGAACCTTCTCCAACCCCCATTTTATTTTGATTTTGTTTAGTGTATCTTGGTTCAAGATTCATGATCTAGGGTTGATAAAATGAGAGATCCTTATGCTGAAGCCTCGGTTGAAAGAGATCGTTTAATCGAATATGACACAGGTCTGCAAAATTTTATGCAGGAAACTGGTCGCACGGACACGGATCCCTACGGTTATTCGGGCATGTTTTATGAGCCCGGAAAGAACCGGTTACTTGGCCGAGAGGGTGGTCGTTTTGGCAACGAGGGTCTTACGCAAACAGCTATAGATAATATTAATAGGCTGGCGTATGATCAGTATCTTGGGTTAGTTTCTGGAGAAGGATACAGAAAAGGCGGAAAAGGTGATCCCGTTCCCGGCT